CCGCGGAGGTGGCGTGATGCGTAGCGCGATGGACGACCGCTGTTCAGGCGAATGGCCCGCGCACCCGTACGGGCTTTCGTGCACGCTCCCGCGTAGACACCGCGGGCTGCACCAGCACGGCGCCCGAACGTGGACCGACGACGAAGCTCGCGCGCTCAGCGCACGCGCTGAGGATGCCGCGCGCGATGCGGCCGACCGGGCGCGCGCCGCCGTGTTGAACGGGCAGACCGTCGGCCCCGTAGCCATCGGAGAAAACCGAGCGGAGCGACGACGAGGCATGCGCCCGAGGGGTCGATGAGCAGTGAGCCAAGCACCGGAGTGACGGTCAACGGTTCCGCGGGGGTGCTCACCATGGCCTTCGCGTTGCCCGGCGGGATTGATGTGCAGCTGAGGTTGACGCGCGGCGAAGCACTGCGGTTCGCACGCTTGCTGGGCCGCGCTGTGCTCGACGCATGGCCCGAGTGCCGTGCGTGTCTCGGCCACGGAGTCATGGGTGACGGGCACCCCGATCCAGACGCTCCATGTCCAACCTGCAAAGGCCGCTGTTACGAGGGCGTGTGATCACCGTGGCCGCCATAGAACTTGATCGGCGCTTGACAGGCGATTTTTGGTCAGAAACCCTACGTATTCAGACGGCAGAGTTGCGCCCGCTTCTGGCACGCGCCCTCCGATGGACACCATGACCGACGCTGATGTCGCATCCGTGCTCTGTGTGAGCGCGCGCACCGCCCGGCGGTACATCGCCGCGTGGGTTGCCGCGCAGAAGAACCCGAACGTCCCACGCGTCACCACTGTTCGCTCCGCTGGACGCGGCCGCCCCCGGCACGAGGTCCAGCGAGAGTCGTTCGTCAAATGGACCCTCTCGGCCCCCTGACCAGCCACCGTCCAAGTTCCAGCCAATCGCCATGTCCATTCGCACCAAAGACACCCGCGCACCGCTGGCGCTGGACGGTGCAGAAGCCCAGCGCGTACGGGCTTTGATCGAAGCTGGACACGGGCGTCCAAAGATTCTGGACACCCTCCGCGCCGAGGGCTTCGACGTGAGCGAGCGACAGATCCGCACGCTCTACGACCACCTCCGCAGCGAGCGACGCGAGACCCGCGCTGCCGTGCAGGAGCAGGTCGTCGATCGCGCCGTCGCCGCCCTCGCCCCCGGAGTGACCGATGACCTCAAGTGCTTGCTCGACGTGCGCGACGCCATGATGCTCGGCCTCACCGACTGCGCGAAGGTCAAGGACTGGCAGACGGCCGCCGCATGCGCCTCGCGTGCAACCGCCGCCGCCCGCGCCCGACTTGAACTCGCCGGGGTCACCCCCGCCGCCACCGCGCCGGTGCTCTCTGAGGACGACGCGGCGAAGATCCTGGCCGAAGAGTTCGGCGACACCGGAGCGTTGAAGCGCGATGACGCGGCCGCTGAGCTCCACTGAGCGCTCGGCGCTCGGGTGGTGGCTCCGGTCGTTCCTGCCCTACCAGCGACGCTGGATCGCTGACCCGTCAACCATCGCCCTCTGCGTGAAGGCTCGGCAGGCCGGGTACTCCCACGCCACGGCAGGCGGCGCGGTCTACCAGGCGTTGATCACCGGCTCCACGGAGGTGATCCTCTCGGCGTCGCAGGACCTCTCCGACGAGGTGCTCGACAAGGCCGGCAAGCACGCCCGGGTGCTCTCGCGCCTCGGCTTTGCGAGCGCGGCCGCCACCGAGACCGACAACGCGAAGGTGCTCTCGTGGCCCCACGGCGGAAGGGTGATTGCGCTCCCTGCGAACCCGCGCACCGCCCGGAGCTACACGGGCAACGTTTGGTTCGACGAGTTCGCCTACCACCTCGACCCAAAGGCGATGTGGGACGCGGCCGCCGCCGTCGCGATCCGCGGCAACCGGCGTATCCGTCTGATCTCGACGCCGAACGGCGCAGGGGGCCTGTTCTTCGATTGGGCCACGCACCCGCCCCGCGGGTGGGGCATCCATCGCACCAGCATCCACGACGCGATCCGCGAAGGGTTGCGGGTGGACATCAACAAGCTCTGGCAACTCGCTGGCGGCAACAAGTCCGTCTTTGCGCAGTGGTTCGAGCTCTCGTTCCTCCACGCGGGGACGCCGTTCTTCGACGAGGCCGCCCTCGATCTGGCTGAGACGGAGCTACGCGATCCGATCGCCCTGGCTGACCTCCCGCGCCCGCTCGCGGACTTCTCGCGCACCATCCCAGGCCTGCGCGTCTGGCAACGACCGACCGCCGGCGTCGAGTACGTGATCGGCGGCGACCCTTCGGGCGGCGGCGGTGGCGATTGGGCAGCGGCCACGGTGCGCGCAAAGACGACCCTTGACCACGTCGCGACCCTGCGGACACAGCTCAAGCCCGACCCGTTCGGCGCCGCGCTCGTCTCCCTCGCGCAGATCTACAACAGCGCCGAGGTCATCCCCGAACGGAACAACCACGGCGTCGCGACCATCGCTGCGATCGAGCGGGCGGGGCACAACGTCTGGCACGCACCCGACGGCAAAGCGGGGTTCCTCACGAACGAGGCGACCCGCCCGGTGCTCCTCTCCGCGTACGAGCGAGCGATCCGAGAGGGTGCCGCACCGACACACGACCGCGAGCTCGCAGCCGAGCGAAGGGCCTTCGTGATCCACGAGGACGGCAAGCCCAGAGCGCAGCGTGGCTGTCATGACGACCTCGTCCTCGCTGACGCGCTCACCGTCCGCGTCGCGTCGTCGCCCGTCGTGCGAACTCGCCCCCGCATCCTGAACTCGCCCCGCCCCGGCCTCTTCTGACCTGACCGCCCATGCCCACCTTCAACGCACCCGCGCGCACCATGACCGTCTCGGTGGCCGCAGCGCCGTTCAACGACCGCTTCGCGCGTGTCTTTGGCGCTGCGCTCACCCCGCAGCAGGTGACGGCGGTGTTGTCGCAGGCCGAGCTCGGGTACATGTGGCAGCAGGCGGACCTTCTCGACGAGGTGCGCGAGCGTGACGGCCACCTTCACGCCGAACTCCAGAAGCGCGAGCTGCGTGTCTCGGGTGCCGCGTGGGAGCTCACCCCGCCCGAAGGCTCTGGCGACTTCGGCGCAGAGATCGCCCGGTGGTGCACCGCACGCTTGAACGAGATCGAGGCCGAAGGCGACCTTGACCGCACCTTCGCCGACGCGATCACGGACCTGATGGGTGCGGTCTACCAGGGCCGCGCGGGGTTTGAGGTCGTGTGGACGCAGGACGGCCGCTGGCTCTATCCGAGCGCGCTGTCGTGGATCCATCCGCGCCGCTTCGCGTATACGACCGACTGGCGCCTCCACCTCTGGGACGCGAGCGGGACGGCCACGACGATCGACCGCCCCGCCGACCTCAACGGCCCCTTCGGGCAGTATCCCGGCATCGCGCTCGACCGCTTCCCGCGCGGAAAGTTTTTGATCCACCGCCCGCGCATCCGCGGCGTGTACCCGACGCGCGAAGGCCTCGGCCGTCTGCTCTGCTGGTGGAGCACCTTCAAGCGCTTCGACGTGCGCGACCTGCTCGCGTACGCCGAATGGGCCGGGCGCGGCCTGCGCGTCGGCACCTTCGCGACGGGCAAGGGGCCACTCGGAGACCAGCCCGCGTCCGATGAGGACGTGGCGGTGCTTCAGGAGGCCATGGAGGCGATGTCGAGCGCCACCGCCGTCATCCTGGCCGACACCACGAAAGCCGATCTCGTCGAGGCCCCGAACAACAACGACGTGCACGACAGGCTCGCGAGCCTGTGCAACGACGAGATCTCCAAGGCCACCGTCGGCGGCACGCTCGGCTCCTCCGTCAGCAAGGCGGGCGGCTCCCGATCGCAGGGCGAGGTGCACGAGCGCGGCGAACTCCTGATCGCCAAGAGCGACGCGCGGAGCATCTCTGCGACGCTGCGTCAGCTCCTCGCGCCGATGGTCGCCATGAACTTCGGCGACCGCGCTCCGGTGCCCGCGATCGTCTTCGCGGTGGACCCTGCGGGCGACCTCGACGGGCTCGCGAAGCGCATGCAGGTCTGGCACGGCATGGGCGGCAAGATCGGCCAGCGGTCGGGCGCCAACGCGCTGCAACTGCCCGAGGTCGAGAGCGACGAAGAGGTGCTCAACGGGAGCGCGACGCCCACCGCGCCGATCGGCCACACACCTTCGACCTCGCCGGCCGTCTCGCCCTCCACCACACCGACCACACCGACCACACCGACCACACCGACGGCGCCCGACGCACCCACCACGCCCGAGAAGCCCGAGACGCCATGAAGATCCGCGCACCCGGCCTCGCCATCTGCCTCACCGACGACGCGCTCCCCGAGGTCGGTCACACGACCTGGAATCAGATCGCCAAGTACGGCGAGTGGCGCGGGCATCAGGCGGGGCCGTTTCGCTTTGACGCGGTGACCTTCGCGCAGATCCTCGCCAACTTCCGCGCGACCGAAAACAAGCGCGTCCCGGTGGACTACGAGCACCTCTCTGAAGTGCTCCCCGAGAACGCCGCGCAAGAGGGCGTCCCCGCGGTCGCGTGGATCGTGGCGCTTGAGGCGCGCGGTACTGAACTCTGGGGCGCGTTCGAGTGGGTCGATGCACAGGCCGTCGGCTATGTGCGCGCGAAGAAGTACCTCTACCTCTCGCCCTCGGTGGTGTTCGGCGCGACCGACCGCGTGACCGGCGACGAGATCGGCGCGCGCCTTACGAGCGCCGCCCTCACGAATCACCCGTTCTTAGACGGGATGGCGCCGCTGGTGGCGTCGGACCCGTCCCCCACCACACGGCTCGGCCTGGCGCCGGGTGACGTGCACATCCCCGTGGGCGTGAGCACCACCCCGCGAAAGGAGCCCCTGATGACCCCCGAAGAGAAGGCCGCCGCCGACGCGGCCGCCAAGAAGATGGCCGACGACGCCGCGTGCGCCGCCCGCTACACCGCGATGGCGCCGAAGCTCAAGACGATGGCGTCGAGCCTCGGCATGGACCCCGAGGCGAACGAGGACGCGCTGCTCGAACGCCTCGCGCAGATCGTCGCCGACCTGATCGCCGCGCAGAAGACCGAGGCCGAGACGATGGCCGACGCGGTCGTGGCGTCGGGTCGCGTGTCCAAGGAAGGCAAGGCCGACCTCGTCGCGCTCTGCTTGTCCGACCGCAAGCGCTTCGACCGGATGTTCCCGGCTCAGGCCGCGCCCGCCGCCCCGAGCGCCAACGCGCACGCGCTGCTCACGGGTCGCATCGCGCCCGTCGGCGGACACCCCGTCACCGTGCCCACCGAGGACGACGCCGACCCGATGGCCGAAGCCCGCGACGCCGACGCGCTCGCGACGAAGATCATGGCCGACAAGAAGATCCCCTACGCCGAGGCCGTGCAGCTCGCCTCGCGCGAGATCCGCGAGCAACGCGTCAGCCGCGCCCTCAACCAGCTCCCCCAATCGCGCACCGCGCGCTGATCCACCCCACACCACAGGACAACCACCATGGGAACCGCACTCCGCAACCCGGGGCAGGTGATCGCGCTCGCGTGCGACTCTGCCAACGTCGCCGAAGGCGCCGCGCTCTTCGTCGGCGCTTCGAACGACACCGTCAAGCTGCCCTCGGCCGCCAACACCCGCGAGAAGTTCGTTGGCCTCGCCTACGCGGCGGGCTCGACGAGCGCCAACAAGGGCATCTCCATCGTCACCAACGGCGTGTTCGCCGCCACCGCCTCGGGTGCCATCACCCGCGGTGACAAGCTCGTCGTGGCCGCTGCGGCTGGCACCGTCGCGAGCGAGTCGCTCACCACCCCCGCCGACGCCACGCGCATCGGCATCGCGATGGAGTCCGTCGCCGACGGCGAGCGCGTTGCCGTGCTGATCGGCGCGCAGCCCGCGGGCCGCGGCACCGTGATCGCGTTCATCGCCAACGGCGCGATCCTCGCCAACAGCATCGTCGTCGCCAGCACTGCCACCAAGGTGATCGCACCGGCCGGAGCCGATCGCACCAAGGGCGTCGTCGGCGTCGCGCTCAACCTCTGCGCGGACGGCGACACCTGTTACGTCTGTGTGAGCGGCTACGCCTACGTCGTGGACAGCGGCTCAGGCGTGAGCGTGGGCGACCACATCGCCATCGCGGGCGCCACCGGCCTCGGCAAGACCGCCGCGCCGAGCACGGGCGTCAACGACATGGTCGTCGGCTGCGCACTCGCCACCACCGCCGCCTCGGGGAACATCCCCGTGGTCGTCAACCCCTACGTGCTCCAGGGCTGATCGCCCTTCACCCCACTGAGGAACCCCACACCATGAACGCACCCCTCCTGATGGGCGAAGGCACCGATCCGGCCGCCGCCGCCCGCATCTCCGCGCTCGCCAACGACCCGATCATCCGGGCCATGCTGGCGAGCAACTTCAACCCCCGCGCCGAGGACCCGCGCATCACGCGTCTGCTCTCCGAGGTGCAGGGACTGCCGCCTGGCAGCCCGCAGCGCAAGCACCTGATGGGCCTCGCCCCCGGCGACGTGCACATCCCCACCGGCATGCCAAACATGTTCGCGCTGTACGGCAACCGCGACCTGATCGCGGATGACGTGCTGCCCGTCGTGAGCGTCAACCGGCTCAGCGACAAGATCTGGGGCATGAACGCCGCCACGCTCCAGACGATCGCCAACGCGCAGATCGCTGGCGGCCGCGCTCGCCCCAACGAGGTGCCGTACAGCGTCAACTCGTCGCTGTCGTACGCCTGCAACAACTACGGCCTGATCGACTTCGTCGACGCGCAGACGATCGCCAACGCGGACTCGCCTCTGGAGCCCCGCGTCATCTCGGCCACCGTGGTCAAGAGCTTCCTCGACCTCGCCCGCGAGTACCGCGTGGCGGGCGTCGTGTTCAACTCCGGCAACTACGGCTCGAACACCCAGGCCCTCACCGGCGCCGCGCGCTGGGACCAGGCGTCGAGCGACCCCATCGCCGAGATCCTCACGCAGAAGGAGTCGGTGTTCTCGACCCCGAACACGCTCGTGCTCGGCGGCCAGGTCTGGCCGAAGCTGCGCACCAACCCGAGCGTGCTGAAGTACATCCTCGGCCGCGCGGGAGCCGCCGACATCGGCGCGGTTCCGCTGACCGTGCAGCTGGAGCTGGTGGCCGCGCTGCTGGAGCTCGACCGCGTCGTGGTCGGTCGCGCGAAGTACGTCACCAGCCAGGAAGCCGGCAGCGCCAGCTCGTACATCTGGGGCAAGTCCGCGGCGTTGATCCGCGTCGAGCAGAACCCCAACCCGAAGATGACGCAGACCTTTGGGTACACGTTCCGCTTCGGCTCGAAGCAGTACCGCAACGAGGTCATCCCCGACCGCATGCCCGGCACCCAGGGCGGCGAGTACCTGAAGCTGACGCACTCCGACGACGAGGTCGTGGTCGGCGGCGCCACCACCGGCTACTTCTGGGACACGGTGGTCTCGTGAGCGACGATCGCCGCATCGGGGAGCTCTCGCGCGAGAACGCAGAGCTCAAGCGCGCGGTCGCATCGCGCGACGGCGAGATCGAGAAGCTCCGCGCCGAGGTCACCGCGCTCCGCGCGTCGGCCGGCGCGCCGAAGCTCTCGGGTGAGAACGCGCTCGTGCTCAAGATGCCCCTCAACCACAACGGCACGCTCTACCCGATCGGCGCCGAGGTGCCCTTCAACCCCGCCGACCCGCCGAAGGGCTGCGACGGTCTGCGCGAGGGCGTTCACTTCGAACGCGCCCGCGTGATCCGCAGCGCCGCGTCCGCCACCGCCTGACCCCACCCACATGGCAGAGCTCATCGCAATCATCACGACGGCCGACGTGCAGGCCACCCTCAGCGATCAGGCGTACAAGCGCCTGTACGCCAAGAGCGGCGGCGCGACGGTCGACAACGCGTTCCTCGCGGCACGTGTCGCCGAGGCGAACAGCATCGCGCGGATGATCCTTCGGGCCGCGTACCCGGATGGGCTCTACCTCGACACCGACACCCCCGACCCGGGCGTCGTCGGCGCGATCGTCGATATCTGCAACGGACGGGCGGCCGCGCGCCACCCGAACGCCAACGAGATGGGCGGTTACTTCGTGAGCGAGAAGCTCGCGCGGGAACTGCTCAAGTCGATGAACCGCGACAGCGACGCTCGGGCACCGGGATCGAGCGCGGGGCGCCCTCGGCCACGCTCTGCGATCACCGGTACCACCGCCGCCGATGGCACGCCGACCAACCCCTACGTGCGCGCCGCCGACCAGCAAGGCGGGAGCGGCTTCTGATGCGCGCGGAGCTGCTCGGCATCGACAGGGCCCTCGATGGTCTGCTGGAGGGGCTCGACGTGGAGCTCCCCGAGGCCGTCACCGCGTGCGCGAAGCTCACGGCCGACGAGGCCGCGCGCCAGCACGCGTACACGAACCGCTCTGGCGACCTGGAGAAGCGCACCGTCCCCGGCGTGACCTCAGGCACCTTCAGCCAGGGCACGCTCCACGGCGAAGCCCTCGGCGACACGCCCTACGGCAAGTTCGTCGACGAGGGCACCACGCGCAGTCGCGCCTACCCCTTCCTCGCGCCCGCCGCCGCGCGCACTGAGGGCGACGCCGCCCGCGAGATCGAGCGGGGCGCAGAGCAGGCCGCGCGCCGGGCAGGGTGGGGCACGTGAGCGCCACCCTCGCCACCATCGACGCCGCGCTCTACGCCGCCTTGACCCCGTTGCTCGCCACATCCGAGCCGACCGACGCGCTCCCCTTCGCTTGCGTCGCGCGCTTCGTGGGCGACATGAGCCGCGACGCGCTCCAGCAGTTCGGGGCGCAGTCGCCCGCGTGTCTCCTGCGCTTCGACGGTGAGAGCGACACGCGCGACATCGACGTGGTCTCCGGCGGCAGCGAAGAGAAGGGCGCTGCGCAGTGGACCGTGTTCGTCGTGGTTGAAGATCCGCGCTCCCCCGACGACACCGTTCAGGGCGCCACCGGCGTCCCCGGCGCGCTCACCCTCGCAGGCAAGGCGCTCAGCGCATGCAACGCCCTCGCGGTCACCGGCCTCTGGCGCGGTCGCCGTGTGCGCTACGTGGATGCCCGCCCGGCGCTTGTGGCCCCCGGCGCATCGTACGTGCTGGCGCTGCGCTTCGAAGCCATCCGCGTGGTCGAACAGGCCACCACGACGCAGCCCAGCGTCCCGCTCACGAACGCGCGCGGCAACGTCAACCTGATCGGCACGGCCGACCCAGCGCCCAACCCCCTCGACACCTTCAACGCCTCGACCACCTGACCCTCACCACCCGAGGACATTCACCATGCAACTCCGCATTCGCGCGGTGGGGGATCTTCTCCTGCCGCTCGCCAACGCCAGCGGCGCGACCCTCAAGGGCCGCTACGCAGGCCGCGACAAGACCGGCGCGCCTCTCCCCGACGGGGAGATCGTTGAACAGAACTCCTACTACATCCGCGCCGCTGACCGCGGCGACGTGATCGCCGAAGAGGTGTCCTCGTGAGCGGCTCCATCACCGTCGCGGGGCTCTCATCCTCGCGTAAGACCCCCGGCGTCTTCCTGGCTGTGCTGCTCGGCGGATCGCCCGCGAGCGCTGGCGCCGTCGCCAAGAAGATGCTGCTGATCGGCAACAAGATCACCACCGCGATCACCGGCGCGTCGCCCGCGCTCTCCGTCGCCGCGGGCACGCAGGCCAACGCGTCCCCGGTGTTCCTCGCGAGCGCCGACCAGGCCGCGACGCACTTCGGCCGCGGGAGCGAGCTGCACCGCATGGCGAAGGCCGCCTTCGCGCAGTACCCCGACGCGCTCATCTACGGCTGTGCCTCGGTGGAGAGCGGGGGCGCTGCCGCCATCGCGACCCTCACCCTCGCGACGACGGCCACCGCGGCGTTTACGCTCCACCTGACCGTGTGCGGCACCCCGATCGACGTGCCCGTCGCATCGGGCGACACCCCAACGGTCATCGCCACGGCGGTCGCCAACGCGATCAACAACCTCCCCGACCTGCCCGTCACCGCGCAGAACTCGGTCGGCGTGGTCACCACCACGGCCAAGCACCCCGGCACCCGCGGCAACGAGCTGCGTGTGCGGGCGCAGTTCATCGACTCCGCGGGCAACCCGACGGAGATCACCACGTCGAGCACCACGTCGCCCGGCGCCACGACCGGCATCTGGTCGGACGTGAGCACGGTGGGCAGCGCCTACAAAATGTCGGGCGGCACCACCGACGCGACGATCACCGCCGCCCTGGCCGCCATCGCTTCGACGCGCTACGACCGCCTCGCGCTCGCCTTCCGCGACACCACCGCCCTCGACGCGGTCGCCGCGCAGGTGGACAGCATGGCGGGCGTGACGACGCAGCTGCGTCAGCAGTTCGTCTACGGCACCGCGGGCACCGCCGCCGCCACCACGACGCTCGCCACCGGGCGCAACGACGCGCGGGGCCAGTGCGTCTGGCACTACAACAGCCCCACCCCCGCCGAGGAGTTCGCTGCGCAGGTCGCCGCCGCGCGCCTGATCGGCGACGCCGTCGTCGGCGGCATCCACGTGGGCGAAGCCTCGCGCCCGAGCGCCAACCTCGACGGCACCGAGCTCGCCACCTGCGCGACCTCGCCCTTTGCGGCCGACGCGCCCACCGGCACCGAGATCGAGGCCGCGCTCAACAACGGCATCACGCCCCTCGCGCCGTCCACCGCCCGCCCGGGCTTCTGCTCGCTCGTGCGCAGCATCACCTCGCGGTCGCTCGACGGCGGGACGCAGAACTACAGCGTGATCGACACGTCGAGCGTGACCGTGTGCGACTACGTCGCGGACGACCTGCAGGCCGACATCAGCACCGTGTTCGCAAGCAAGAACCTCGCGAGCGACAGCGACGACGGCTCCCCGCCCACCGCCGCCAACGTGGTCACTCCGTCGATGGTCAAGGCGCGGTTCGCGTACAAGCTGGGGCTCTACGAAGAGTCCGGCATCACGCGCGACGCCGCCGCGAACATGCCGCTCCTCGCGGTCGAAGAGGACGCCGGCACGCCCGGGCGCCTCAACTGCGAGATCCCCTGTGAGCCCGCGACGCCACTCCACATCGTGGGTGGCAACGTGAGGCAGATCGCCTGAAGAGGAGATGAACGAACATGGCTGCATATTCCGTCCCCGGCATCGTCCTCTACCAGGGCACGCCCGTCCTTCAGGCCTCCTCGGTCAACTACCAGGTCATCACAGACAACAAGGACGTGAACACCCTGGTGCTCGGCCGCGCCGGTCACAGCAAGGGCGCAAAGAAGGTCCAAATCCAGGTCGACAACGCGGTCCCGCAGGCCGGGTACGAGATCGACTGGCCCGGCATCGCCGCGGCGCAGGCTGAGATCGCGCTCACCTTCAAGATCGCGAACAAGACCTACAACTGCGTGGGTGACGTGAGGGATGTGGACATCAAGTCCAGCGTCGACAGCCCCAACAGCCTCTCGTTCACGTTCCACGGCCGCCTCGTCTCGCAACTGTGACCATGGCTGATCCGCTCGACAGGTTCGTCAAGGACACCCGCTCGCCCCTCGCAAAGCTCCTCGGCGACGCTCCCGTCGCGCACCGCAAGGTCGAGGGGTTCGAGGGTGCGGGCGGCCGCTTCAAGGGCGTCTCGCTCTCGCTCGTGGCCCTCTCGGGCGACGTGCAGGAGCGGGCTACCAGCGACGCCGCGAAGCACCTCGTGTCCGTGGGCTTCAACCGCGAGGACCTCTACACCGAGATCGGCGAGGGGCTCTTCGGGTACGAGATCAAGGTGCAGCTCCTGTCGCGCGCGCTGCGCGACGGGAACGACCCGACGCGGACGTTCGCCGAGAGCGCGGACGAGCTGCGCAAGACGTTGGAGGCCGACGAGGTCGCCGCGCTGTTCGAGCACCTGCTGGACTACCAGGAGGAGCGCTCGCCCCTTTCCCGCGCCCGGTCGTGGGAGGAGGTGGAGGCGCTGCTCGTGGCGGTGGGAAAAGGGCTGGCCCCGGGGACATCCCTGAACTCCTGCGATTCCGCTTCGCTGCGCTTCATGCTGCGCGAACTGGCCGCCCGGTGGGTGACGCTGATGAAGCCACCCTCCTCGGATACCTCGCTGCCGAGCGACTCCAGCCTCTAATCGACACGCTCTCCACCACCTGAATCATGACCGCACGCGCTGTACTTCGCCTCGACATGGAAGGGGCCGCGGACATCGTCCGCAGCATCGGCCAGATTCGGGGCGTGGTGCGCACGGCGCAGTCGGCCATGAGCGCCGAGGCACGCCGGGGCTCGCAAGAGCGCACGCGCATCGCGACGCAAGAGGGCCGCGCCGAGGCCGCAGCGGCGACGGCCAGCGCCCGAGAGCGCGTGCGGGCCGAGCGTGAAGCGTCGCGTGCTGTGGCGGCGGAAGCGCGGCGGCGTGAGCAGAGCGAGAAGGCCTCGGTCAAGGAGCGCGAGCGCGCGGAGCGTGCGGCCACGAAGGTCACCGAGAGCGAGGCGAAGGCGCGCACGCAGGCCGAAGAGAAGGCCGCCCGAGAGGTCGAGATGATCGCGCGTCGCAGCGGTGCGGCACGCGAGCGTGCGGAGCGGCAGTTCACCCGTGCGATGAAGACCGAGGAACGCCAGCGCACGGCCAACGCCCGCACGGAAGCGCGCACCCGCCAGAACATGCTCAACGGCGCCGGTCAGGTCGGCAGCGCGCTCGCGGGCGCCGGCGCGCAGTACGCCACCGCGGCGCACGGAGAGATTCAGGGCGCGCGCCGCACCGTCGCGCAGCGCGAAACCGCGCTGAACGACATCCTCATCCAGACCGGCGGCAACGCGGGCGAGGTGGCCGCGCGCCGGAACGACATCACGAGCTTCGCCGCATCAAAGCGCCTCGACCCCGACGCGGTCATCGCGGCCGTGAACGAGGCGCAGTCGCGCTTCAACGCTCTCGGCGGCAGGAACGAAGGCGAGCGCCGCGACAACCTCCGCGCGACGCTTCAGGATGTGGATTTCGCCTCGTCGATCAACCCCAACCGCATGAGCGGTCTGACGGCGTTCGGCGCGATGCTCCACGGTCGCGTGAGCGACGACATGCGGCACAGCCTCCTGCGCAACGCGGCGGGGATCAGCTTTGAGGGGTCCGTGGAGACTGACCAGGCGCTCCAGCAGGGGCTCCCGTCAATGCTCCGCGGGCTGAGCTCTTCGCTGGCGGGCGCGAGCCCCGCAGACCGCGACCGCATCACGCAGAGCGCGGTGACCGACTACCTCGCGCAGATCCAGACCTCCGCAGCCTCCGGCGGGCGCGTCACCGTGACGGGCAACCGGATGAACACCCTGCGCACGTCCCTGTCGAACGCGTACACGCAGAACCGCCTCGGCACCGCGCTCGCGGGGCGCACGATGACCGACGAGCAGCGTGCGGAGTTCAACCAGACCTTCACGCGCGGCAGGAATGGGCAGTACACGCTGAGCGCCGACGCGGTGAACAGCCCGAGCAACTTCGCCCGCTTCATGGGCCATCAGTTCGGGGACAACCCGGCTGCCGTCGCCAACTTCCTCGGCACGCACGGCGGGGGCGGCGCGCGCCAGCTCCTCACGCGCCCCGTGACCGACCTCGTCACGTCGTACTTCGCCGACTCCACCGACGCGCAGGGGCACACGGTGAAGCAATACGACGCGGTCAACAGCCTCGCCCGCGCGACGATCACACCCGAGCGCGAGGCTGAGATCCGCCGCATTCGCGAGAGCGAGGACCAGCGCCGCCTCAACGCCGACGAGGCCGCTCGCCTTGCGGCGCTTCGTCAGCCCGGGGCGCAGCAGCACGCGAGCGACGTGGCCTCCAGCGTCGTCGCGCGCAACCCCCTCGCAGTGCTCGGTCTTTCGACTGGGTCAACCGCCGTCCCCGGTGTCCTCGCGGGCATCGGCCGAACGATGGGACTCACCGGCGGAACTGGCGTCGGCGCAGGCGCGGGGCTCCTCGCGCAGTTCGCGGGCACCGCGGCCAACATGCGCGGCGTCCTCACGGGGCATGGGGCCGACGGCCGAGAGCTTTCGATGCGCGAGCGGATGATCCGCGGCGCGGGTCTCGCGATGGCCCCAGCGCTGATGATGGCTGGCCCTGCGGGGCTCCTCGCCGGGTCCGCGCACATGGCACTCCCGGGCCTGATGGACCTCGGCCGCGGCGCGCTGGGCGCAGGCGCGAACGCCGTCAAGGGCACGGGGCTCGGAGAGCTTTTGATCTCGCAACTTCCTGCGCGCATCGGCGTTGAGGTTGCACGTGCCCTGCGCGACAGCCCCTTGACCGTGAGCGCGCACGACGCCGCGCACGCAGCGACCACCGCCGCCTCCGGCCGCAACCCCGCGCCTCCCGCCGCACGCTGACACCCACCACCGCACGCCCATGGCCGACGAGTTCTCCACCCTGATCGCAGACGCCTCGTTCGAGGGGATTCTCTTCCCCGTCGAGACGGCCTCGACCGACTCAGGCCACGACGCAGCCGAGCACACGGCCTACCGTCGGCGCGGCGCGGACATCGAGCCGACCGGGCGCCAGGCCGACCGCGGCACGCTCACCATTCCGCTGGTCAACACGCCCGCGCTGGCGGCCCGCTACGGCACCTTGTTCCCCGACCTCTACCGCACCCTGCGGGCGCTGTTCGAGGAGGTGCCCATCGGGGAGCTTCTGCACCCGACGCGCGGCACCTTCCAGGCGCTGATCAAGTCGTGGCACGAGGAGCTCTCCCCCGACGCCCGCAGCGGCACCGTGCTCAAGGTCGATTGGGTGGAGCACAACGCCTCCGCGCTCGCACAGACGGCGCCCGACGGCGGCCCGCCGAGCGACACGACCGCCAACGCATCCGAGCTCGCTTCGGTCGCCGACGCCAAGATGGCCGCGGTCCCGTCGAGCGGGTACACACCCGTCGCGCCGACGTTCAACACGCAGCTCGCGATCCTCGACGGCCCCGGGCTCACCTTCGCCGACGTGGGCGCGTGCTTCCGCGTGCTATTCGGCGCGGTGGACGCCAACCTCGCGCTCGCCACGCTCGCCACCGCCGCCGCGTACGAGGCCCGCAGCGCGCTGGAAAACCTCCGCGCCGCCGTGGTCGCCATGCAGGCGCGCTACCAGCCCCAGCGCGACCGGGTGCGGCTCTACACCGTCCCGCAGACGATGGCGCTCTGGCAGGTCGCGCAGATCGTGTACGGCGACGCCTCGCTCGACGGGCTCATCCTCGCGGCCAACGCGATCGAGGACGCGCTCTTTGTCCCCGCGGGCCGGGTGCTCACGATCCTCCCGAGCACGGCAGCGGGAGCCGCTGGTGCGGGCGGCTGATGGCCCACGACGTTCAACTGTTCGCTGGCGCCGCGGGCGTGGCCCTGGAAGCATGGGACCGCTACGATCTCTCGCTCGACATGCTCGCGCCGGGCTCGCCCTGGACCGTGAGCCTGTGGTGGTCCGCGGACGATCGCAGCGCGTGGCAGCTCGCGCGCCAGTCGGTGAAGCTCCTGGACAGCATGTCGTGGCAGATCGACGGGGCCGAACAGGTCAACGGGCGGATCGAGACGATCGAGACGCACGGCTCGCGTGCGGGCGCGGTGATGATCGTTTCGGGCCGCGACATGACCGGCCCTGCGATGGATTGGGACGCGGACCCCACGCTCAAGCTCAAGGGCAAGCCGCTCGACGAGGCGCTCTCTGCGCTGTTTGCGCCGCTGGGCATCCCCGTGCGGATCGGCGTTGGCGCCGACGCTGCTCGCGAGGTGCAGAGCGGCACGCGTCGAGGCCCGCGCGGCACCACCACGCACCGACGGCGACACGCCGTTGACCAGGCGCACCCGCAGCCCGGCGAACGCATCTGGCAGCTCGCGGAGGCGATCGTGCGGCGGCTCGGGTACATGCTTTGGTGCGCGCCCGACACCGCCCACGGCCTCGCGGTGGTGGTGGACACGCCCGCTTTTGCGCAGGCCGCCGCGTACCAGTTCGAGCGTCGAGCGGTGGGCGACGGCACCCGGTGGGAGGGGAACATCCTCGACGGGTCCGAGCACCTGAACGGGCGCGACCAGCCGACGACGGTGCAGGTCTACACGCACGCTCCCCGCGGCGACGCCGCCAGCGCGCGGCAGAGCACGACCGTGCTCAACCCCGCGATCGTCGAGCGAGCCATCAACCGCGGCTTTCTGGTAGACCCGCTGCCCGTCCAGCCCCGCCACGTCCGCGCCGACCGCGCGCGCACGCTCTCGGCCGCAGGGCAGGAGGGCGCGCGGATCGTCGGCGACGCGACGGCGCGCTTCAGGTCGTTCACGACGACGGTGCGCGGCCACGGGCAGACGACGGGCGCGCGCTCACGGCTCTACGCGATCAACTCCATGGCCCACGTGCGCGACGACCTCTGCACCGACCCGGACGGCGCGCCGCTCGACGAAGACATGCTCGTCACCAGGGTGCAGTTCTCGGGGTCGCGCGCCGATGGGCAGACCACGCGCTGCACGTTGATCCCCAAAGACTCCATCCTCCTCTCTCCGTCGGCGGACTGATCCAGTGGACGCGATCGAATTCATGAAGGTCACGCTCGCATTGTGGGGCACCCGCGCGAGCACGCTCGTCGCGCAGCTCCGTGGCGCGGGTGAGGAGGGCGACGACGACGCGGCCGAGGCCTTTGACGGCGTCGAAGTCGCGCAGCCGATGGGCCTTCGCGCCAACCCCGTGCAACGCGCGTCGCTTGAGGGCGTCGTGGTCGAGATCGGGGACGAGCGGTACGTGCTCTGCCTGATCGACAAGAGCCGCCAGACCGGGGCCGTCAATCCCGAGGCCGGGGGCACGGTGCTCTACGGCTGTGCAGCCCCGGACGCGGTGGTCTACGTGCGCGCCTCGGGGGCGATCGAGATCACCGCGAAGACGGGGACGGATGTGGTGCTCAACGGCGGGACGCTCAAGGTCGCGCGCGCCACGGACCCGGTCGCCGCTGGCGCAACACCGGCCACCGGCATGGCCTCGTGGATCGCGCTGGTTTCCGCAGCGCTCAACGCCATCGCTCCTGGCACGATCCCGCCCGGCACCCCGTCGGACTTCGGCACCATCGACACCGGCGCCGGCGCCACCCACGTGAAGGCCTGACCGCGATGTACGCCTACGCCCGCACCCTCGACCCGCAAACGGGCGATTGGACCTTCACCACGACCTTCCCCGGCTCGCCTTCGCCCGCGACGGAGCTGGTCAAGCGCATCCTCCGCACCATGAAGGGCCAGTGCCTTCTCGACCCCACAATGGGCGTCGATTGGGCGAAGGTCGATCCGCTCGGCACCGGCGCTGCGAGCCTCGCCGACACCCTCATCCGCTCGGCTCTCGCGGGGCTCGTGACGCGGGGCGTGATCGCGGGGCTGTCCGTCGCCGTGGAGGTGGACGGACAAGCCGGACGGCTGCTCTACACCGCGACCTTCACCGACGTGCGGCTCGCGCAGCCGCAGGTGGTGCGAGGCGTCCGATGATCCTCGACGCACGCACCCGAGAGACCATCCGCGCCGCGCTGCTCTCGCGCCTCGCCGCGCGCTTCGACGCTGGCGATGCGCCGCTCGACATTCGCGACCCCGGCGACGCCTACCAGATGACCGACGCCCTCGCGGTGCTGCTCTCGGCGCTGGAGGGGCAGGCCGCCGGCGCGCTGTCGCAGATCCTCCCCGACCGCGCGACCGGGCCCTGGCTCGACGCGCACGGCGACGTGCCTCCGCTGCCGCGCGAGGCCGGGGAGCTCGACGCGGACTATCAGGCGCGCATCCTGGCGTGGTGGGCCTACCGGCTCCCCACCGGCTCCCCCGCCGACCTGGTGGCCGCGTGCGAAGCGACGGACGTCGTCGTGGAAGCGTACGCGTACCCCTCGAACGGCAGCGGTGCGGTGCGGGGATTGTGCGACGTGCGGGTGATGGGCGCGGCGCAGGGCGAGAGCGCCGCCGACACGCGCATCCTAAGCAACGCCGACCTCGCCCACGTCCGCGCGTACATCGAAGGCGACGAGGACGCGCACGGCACCTCAACGCCGGGCGGCGAACAGCGACGCATCGTCGGCGCGAAGATGACCGCGGCGGGCAACGTCGAGATCTACAACCCGACGGCGGTGGCGCAGGACGTGACCCTCGCCGTCGCCAACGCCCCGACGCCCCCGTGGCCCTGGACGGGGTCGCACGGCATCGCGTCGAGCAACACCATCTCGTGGACCGTCTCGGGCGACCAGACGGCGCTCACGGGCCTCCCGTGGTTGCTCTTCGTGGGCACTTCGAACGCTCGCGGCGGATACATGCGCGTCACGCCCCCGACGGCGACTTTCAACAGCGGCCCGAACACGACGAAGTTCGACGCGCCGACCACGCTGCCCGCGGCCCCGACCGGCACGGGGTATCCCGCGCCGCCCAACTGGGAAGAGATCCGCGACGCGGTGTTTGGGGTATTCGACGCGCTCACCCCCGGCGACACCTCGCCCGCCACGCGCTACCCCGCGCCCACCGGCGCCCGCCCGACGAAGCTCTACCTCGGCGGCCTCTACGCCGCGATTGAGGGTGCGGACGGCGTGGTGGACTCCAGCATCAGCACCCCGGCCGCGACCGTCACCCCGGGCGCGCTCGAGCTCCTCAAGCTCGGCACCCTCACGATCACGAAGCTGCCATGATCACCGGACGCAACCTCTCCACGATCCGCACCGGCATCCTGACGCTCTGGGCGTCGGGCATGACCGCGATCGGCAAGACGCTCGACCAGAGCGTGGGCTCGTGGGCGTACGAGCTGGCCGACAGCCTCGCGGTGGACGTGCTGCGGATCGAGGGCAACGCCGAAGCGATTGGGACGGAGATCATCCCATCGAGCGCCACCACGGCGACGCTGGAGCGGCAGACCGCCATCCAGGCGCAGGCGCGGCAAGAGGGCGAGGTGTGGCAGGGGACGGCGACCGTCACCGGCACCGACGGCACCGTGAACTGCACCGGTCGCACGCTGATCCGTCAGGGCGTGGTCTACGCAATGGGAACTGGCGCGGGCGCGGTGGTCATCTCGGGCGGCTCCGGGACCGTCAACATCCTCGGCACCACCGCGGGCGTCGACACGATCCCCGTCGGCGCAACGCTCACATGGGACTCGTCGCCGACCGGGCTCAACCCCACGGCGAACATCGCCAGCGTCACGAACACCGGCACCGCGGCCGAGACGAACGCCGACCTGGCTGAGCGCGTCGAGAGCTACCGGCGCGCCAAGCCCGCAGGCGGCAACCCAGCGCACATCAACGAGCTCGCCGAGGCGCACACGCGCGTCGCGGTGGCGTACTGCTACCCGACGCTTGCGCCGAACGCGGGCGCGTACAGCGACGCGAACCTCGACACGCCGGGGGCGGTGGTGGTGGTGGTCGCGGGCGCGGCGCAGGGCGGCGGGGCGACGAACACGCGGGAGCTCACGTCCCCCAACCTCGCGCACGTCGCGGCGTACTTCAACGGCACCGAGGACGCGAACGAGGCGAGCATCGCAGGCTCGCGCCTCTACTCCGCGCAGCTTTACCCCGAAGACTTCGGCGTCGAGAACGCGGTCTACTCCGGGCAGAACGCCGACATCACCATCACCAACGACCCGGCGTATCCGCTGCCGTGGACGGGGTCGATGTCCATCTACAGCGGCAGCACAACGAGCGTTGTGGTCAATGGAAACCAGACCGCGAAGAACGACCTCAACGCGGCGATTCAGACGTTGAACAGCGGCGCGCGTGGACGCGTCGAAGTGCGCAACCTCGGCACCGGTGTTTACGACAGCGGCACAGGGCGGACGACGTTCACTGTGGCAGCGTTGAGCGCGAACGCGTCGGGGAGCGT